TCCCGTGTCGAGTACGTTTCCATCAGTCAACGGCGCATCGTAGTACCTGCAATTTCCCAAGCTATTGATTGTCCTCTTATTTGGAATCGTATCATCGAATTCTATTCCTTCACCTGCCAACAATTGCCAGGAATTAGGTAATTTAGCCCTTTCGTCATTCTTTGTGTGATATGTAGCCGTCTTATCTGCTGCAATATTCAGGATAGTTTCAGAATTATTGATGCTATTGTTGATATCTGCTACTGTTTCGAGTGTAACAGTCTGAAACTGTGTCAATCGCTCAATTAACACCTGAACAGTCTGATACAGAGGATTCTCAGTGTCTCTAGTCTGAGCTAGAATCCCCTTCAGATCCGCAAATTCTGGCTGTTTCTTAGGAGGACGAAATGCCATCTTACGACCCCGGATACGACGTGAAAGTTTCCTTCATAAACACTACAATTCGATTGATTCTGAAGTGTTCATCTATTTCAGTCGTCTTCAACTCGAAACTCGCTCTCTGTTCCATGAAATTCACGAGTCTAGTCTGTATAATCCTGTTCGCAGCAATCATGGAAAATGGCACGAGAGTTTTAGTCTTCAAATCATCCAATGACGAGACAGCCATCTTCAAATTACCAGAACCAGTCACACGCACGCGTATAGCCGCGAAATGACTGATATTCTCGCCTGAACTAACTTCACTTAATGCTGCACCCTTCGGCATGTTTACTCTCCAAACAATGCAGTCTTAATCGTCGGATTCGGTATCTTCTTTGTCACTAGTCCATAATACGTATCATGTCTCGGTGGCCCAGTAGGTGGAGCCGCAATGCCCACACCTGGTACTACAAATATTCCTGGCAAATTTGGTATATCTGGATCTGGTTCAGGATCAGGAGGTGGATCAGGAGGTGGATCACCCTCATACCACGGTGGATATACGTAATTTACGAATACCTTGAATTTATTAATCCGACCTTCATTAATGATAGTTCTCGAATATACACCATATACAGGTATTAAGTCTGACGTATCATCATTTACTGATGCCCACCAAGCAAATCCCCACTTATAAGCCAACAAATTAGCGCGTGTCCAAGCTGTTTGATCAGGATATGTTCCCGTATCAGGATCTAAACCAGCACTAGCCTGTCGCCATGTAATTTCATCATCTATGAAATCATTGTTATAGGTATCACCGACCCACCCATCTGGCGGTCCAATCAAAGAATTCCATTCTCCACTCGCATGACCACCATTAACTGTAATTGATGAAAATTTAACGCCAACACTCCAATCTGGTGTATGTCCTACCGGTCGTCCAAATAGATGAATACTTGGTTGACGTTTAGCATCCCATCCCTCACCATCTGTATGAGCAATAACTCTATATCGTATAGCTGTGTTTAATGCCGTTGGAATAGCTGTTGCTGGTAAGAAATCTGAGGGTAAAGTAAAATCACCAATATGACTAATTTCCTGTTCGCACAAGAAATGATGTGATCCATCTATCGGTAAATCATGCTTCGCCCAAGTATACTCTGTTCCATCAAAGAATGTATGAGAAACTGTATGTCCAGTTGAAAAATAAGCCTTCCTACTTGCTACATGACCTGACAATGATAATGCAGTTACTTGTGCTGTGTAGTCCGTATCATCTTGTAAATCTTCTGCTCCCATTATATTCTGCGGCACAAGAAATTCACGTAGAGCAGTGTTGTAATACTGGTTACTAACCAGAAAATGAGTCGGATTGTCAGTTTCCCAAAGTTGAATATACCAACCGAAAATATCACTACCACTATGAGTCCATGTCAAAGTGTAATGGTAACTAAAAGCCCACGCAGCAGTCAGAAAAGGTACATCAGTCATGGTAGGGAAGCAGCTTCTAACGCACCAAGTACTAGCTTATTCGTTTCAATTAACGTCGCAGCACTCATCTTCGCATCAAATATCCACCTGGCCCATCTAACATTCTTTGCATCCAATCCATTTGCATAGTCACAATGCAACATATGATGCCTTACAGGTGGGGGAAGCGTCATCCAGATTTTCTTCGATAGGCTATCATTCACCAGTTGGATATAACGAAAGTCATTCCTAGTCATACCCATCCAGTAGTCTTCAATCTTCCAACTCAACTCTGGACGCGCATATGTACCATTGAAAATCATCAAACCTGACCAATCCGCGACTAACAGAAAGTCAGTATTCACTCCACCTGAGTCCAGAACTGTAGCGATTCCATGAACAGGAGCACCAACTCCTTGATCCAATGTCTCAGAAGTCCAAGTAGCCGGTTCATCGCTATTATCCGAATACGCGTACGTTCTAGTCTTCTTAAACAGGTATAACACGTCCCTAAATTCTTGGCAATTAGTCAATGGATTGCCATCTAGAGGCGCTATCAGCAGTCCGTCTACTTTACTAAACGCCTCCGGTTCACCAGGAAACGACACTCTAGCCACTGAACGATTATCAGGCTTCGTAGTGTCTGGCGTACCATCATCCTTCTCAGGATACGTAGGATCACCCACAAGAACCATCCTACTATGGTACGTGTTGAGATTTACACCAGCTGGAATCTGACTAAAATTGTCAGTAAGATGACTAGCATCAGATAAAAGATCAGAATCGTAATAATCGACAATCTTGAAGGTAGTTGTGTTATCTTCAAGAGTCCCCTTCGGAATGAAGAAGAACTGATATCCTTTTTGATCTCCATTGTACTCAGGAATCCACTTCGTACTCACCAAGTGACGCTTCTTGACGTGCGCGTCTGGACTGACTGGAATATTCGATACTTTGATTGACTTACGCGTATCTACGTACGTCTGTCCACCAAAATTCTCCGGTCCCGGAGCACTAAGATAGCCAGTATCAGTCTCGTATACAACTCCCACAAGATGAAATCCAAAGTCACAGAATCCTGGTGGGTCAGTCTCTACCTGCTGTACTAGTAATCCATCAGTCACAGGAGCAGCTGTACCACCTGGCACGTATGCAGTGACTAGATTATCATCAGCCTTGTTGATTTTCTTGTCTTTCGTCGTATTATCTGGAATAGTCTCTACAAAGTAGTATGTGTACGTAGTCTGATCAATCTTCCATTCCTCGTACGGAATGACTTTCGTCATCACGATAGTTCGGCTCACCGTCCCCACAGGACCGATAGGAATATTGTGAAGTTCTATCTGCTTGTCTCCCGGCGCGTCTACAATCGGAAAGACTTCTGTACCCAAAATCCCGTCGTTAAACGACACGGCAACTACATGAAGGCCCTTAGTAACTTCCCCATCATTCTTAGCATTATAAGCAAGAAAAGGTAGCTTACCGCTATTAATAGGAGGATTGCCAGCAGCTTTCCTAGCTGGAGTACCATCTCCTTTATAGACGTATACAAACTCATTGGCTAATCCAAGTTCGTAATTGATTCCTTGCGCGTTCACGTAGGACTTGAATGGGGTAATGTACGCATATCCAGCAATAGCCACGAATCCAAAGTCTTCCATCGTAGCTATTTCTAATATTGGCCCATGCACCACCGTTGCACTGACTACGTGATAAATCTTTCCTCCCGTAGTCAGGACTAGCAGAGTTTGACCAGTCTGCGTCACATAGTTATAGACCCGTAGAATCGAGACTAAGTGCGTAGCCTCATTCTGATACGTGTCAATTGCACTACGAGTCTCTACTCCCGAGTGAAAGTATTGTACGTTGTCAGCTACAGTAAAGTGGTCACTAGGAGCCGATTCTGGATCTCCACGTTTCCACCACCCCTCAAATTGTTCAATGACTAATGGCTCGTGATCTCTAACACCAGGCATCAATACCCCCTAGACTTCCATCCCGCTCTAAAGGGACGATGACGCGTCATAATCTGCTGTTTTCCCTTGTTGTTAATGCCCGTCAATCGCTCCAATGCTCTCTCTGCCTCTGTAGCCAAAATCCCCGCCCTTGTTTCATTCTCTCCAATGTACATGGCGCAGAGACTAGCAGTCTTATACGCCAAGTAAGACCGCGCATTAATTGCCCCTATGACCGACGCGTCATCTGCCGCCTGACTAATGGCTTGTCTGATATACCTCAATTGGATATCACGATCAGACAACGCGCCGTTTGGATTGAACTTGATTTGCTGGTCTTCCCAACACCAAAAGAGAAGTGACTGACTAGCAGGAAAAGCCTGTAGAAACTCTTTCCTACCCAACATTAGAAAGGGGTCACTACTTCCCGAGGGTCTTTCTCCTACTTCTTGGAGTTCTACGAGGTCTACAGGATAGTGAGGCAAGTCCGCATGTTCTAGTGGGGTGATTTTATTCATCCCCGCTGTAACAGTTATGACTGCTGACGTTTGGTTAGTTGGACTGGCATTACTTTCTTCCAGTGACTCCACCAATTCATCAATAGCCATATTCAAGTATGGTAGTTGCGCCGTGTAAGTATAGTCTGTCTTGGCAGGGTCATTCATTAACGCTGCAGCCCTATCCATGACTTCACCAGCAGTTAATGACGTAGTGCTCATAACGCAGCCAATTCTCTTTCCAAAGCCAAAATCTGATTCTTCGTGAACCAGTAATCATTCGTATACGGAATATCTGGCTCTCTACGACCAAAAGCTAATAGAGTAGCTCTATTCTGAGTACGCAATTGAGCTAGTTTAGCCTGAATCTGTCCAGGCGTTCCACTAGGAGGTGCCTTAGTCTCTGCCGTTGGCCTGACATACACCCGTTCGGGCGCGTCTACTACACCCGCTCGATGTAAGGTCAGCAATTCCCAATAGGGATGATTCCACGGAATATTGGATTCTAATCCCCCATACGTCTGTAGAATCTCTGTGACCTGACTTATCGTACTCATTTCGCTTCTTTCACCTTCTTCTCAGCTTCTTCCGCATCTTCCTTCAGAAATTTCTTTCCTAGCTCGTCATGTGCTTTTGAAGCATCTTCTGCCTGCTTCCTAACTGCATCTCTCTCCTTTCCCCTTCTTTCTTCCTTCTCCTTCAATTTCTGTTCTTCTGGTTTTGTAACTTCAGTCATTGTATCCTCCTATGAAAGTACAAATGCAATCACGCCAGACGTAACAGATGCGGTAATGGTGGTAACACCAGTCAGATCATATTCCTTGATGTTGTCACCTACACCAGTTTGAGTCTGAATTTGAAGTGATGGCTGCATCAAATCAAAATTCACTGCTTGCACATTACTTACGACCAGAGCAGTATTCGTCCTGTCTGGACCCGTCTTTGCGGTAACTGTAACTTGACCTAGTGGCATTTTCTTCCTCTTTTCCTACTGAGCGAACGTAATTCCGAGTTCTTTGGCTCTAACAGGGTCAGCAATTGCCTTACACGTCTGACAGATTGGAAACAACTGATTTCTCAGGCTTCCACATGCTACACATCGAACCAGTTCTGCAGTCTGCAAGTCTCCAAGCCACGGCTTTTGTGTAATATTCAACTGCTTACACGCGAGTCGCGCGTCGTCACTAATCGAAAGAGGATTCCCATTACTTCTCGACCACAGAATGTCTGCAATACGTACAAGTTCGAGAAACCACTTCTTTTGACCTGCCTGAGCTTTCAGCAAGAGTGGAGAATGTTCAGCTTTCAGCTTTGCAACTGTCCATTCACCAGGAATATAGAAAATACCAGGCATTTGGTCTGCCATATTACACGCGAGTAGTCCATTTGCGTAATCCCTGACTATTGAGTCCGCAACTTGAATACTGGAGACAGGAATTTCCAACAAAGGCTGATTCTCGTCTACTTCACGCCACCAACTACTTGGTCCAATGACTAGAAGGGACGGATTTTCAAAGCTCCCCGGAGGAATTTCAAAGAATCCTGGCGTAATCGTGGCTTTACGCTCTGAAATCGTCTTTGGAAGAATACTAACGACTGTAGACTTGTCCAACGGGTTAATTGGAGCGCGTATAGTTCTTCTGTTAGTCTGTTGTAACCCAGGAAACTCTCCTACCTGCATCTCAAGACTCCCTTTCGTAGTTTCTCGGCACGACTATAGCCTCTCCGTAAGCTAATGCGTCACCTGTTTCAGTTTCATCTCCAAAAAGTTCCTCTGCAATCTTGTCTATTCTCTGCTCACGACCCTCTTTCGTAGTGTTTTCTTCACTGTCCGTGTATTTTCTGAGACTTTTCTTCCCAAGAGCAGCATATAACACATCCACTACGAGCTTTGTGGCGTCCCAAATAGGGGGTAGAGGATTGCCGTGCGCATCTCTGTAAGCCCAAACAGGCTCGTATGACAATTTCGTGGCTGGCAACTCACGCTGATTTACGTCTGGAACTACGACTAGACGCTCAAGCACGTACAAGTGAAGAAGATACGGGTATTTCTTTACTTCACGTACTTCTGGGTAAAGCAAGTGAATACCCGTATCCAAAGTAGCAATCAATCTCATCTCTGTCTCGTCGTCAGCCCACACGATACGGAATATGGGTTGTCCACTAGAAGTGTCCAATCCAAAATGATCGACTAGACGCGCATTCAGAGTTTCGATTGATTCCAATTTCCTAAACTCCCGAGTTGATGTACCACTTAGCTGTAGCTCTGGAGTACACCATGAAAACAACTCGATTGACAACAGCAGTGATGCCAATCAAGATGTTTCCAGATGTACCCAAAACTACAGATCCATCCACAGGAATCAGCATCAAGAATTGACTCTGACCCGGCCCAATACCCGGCACGATGGTATTGATTCCTGTAGTTCCAGTCACTTTCACCACGTCTGCTGTAGCACGAATAGACGCAGCACTAGCAACTGTAGTCTCCGATACTTTCGAGATACTTCCTGGAATCATCTCGCCTCCTCCACCATGAGATGAATTATTCGTCTCTCCGAATTGTCACGTCTGATTTCGTCCACGACGTTCTGGAGCAAGGCCCAAATCCCTTGCGTAGATTAACCGACCGCGTGATACTTCGACGTGATCGTGTTATACACAAGCAACATCGCTTCAGCAGCCACCGATGCCTTGGTGTTGGCGATGTTGTTACCAGCCGTAATACCCGCAGTTCCCGCAAACACGAGACAAATCATGTGCGGACTCGTCATAGGCGGCGTAATCGTAGTGATTGCCGTGTTACCCGTAAGTACTGTCAATCCAGGTCCGGGTGCAAGTGTTGCAGCCGATGCCATAGTTGACGTAGGTGCTCCCCAAGGTGTATACCGCTGCCAATCAGATTCTGCAGCCATGTCTATCCAACCTTTCCAAATTTCAACAAAGCCCTCTTTGCCTTGTATTCCTTATCCTTAATTGCCTTACATTCTCTACATTGTCTCCGTATCTTACCATCAGACTTTGTGTACCAATAAGTATTCTGTTCGGTGAACTCATGACCATTTATACATTGAGTTACATCAGAATACTTACCACGTGCATTGCCAGCCTCCATTTTATCTTGGATATTTTGGTTATTATCTCCAAGATAAATATGTGCGGGATTCCAGCAACATCTATTGTTACACGTATGGAGAACATGCAGATAAGTCATTTCAGGAGTGTAATCATGATACATCATGGCCGATAACCGGTGGACATAGTAAAATACATGATCAATCATGATTTGACCATATCCACCGGAATTGGTCCCTGAATATTCCCAACAACCCGTTTCCAAGTTAATGGAAGTTCTTTCATCTAGAAGTCTTTTTACTTTCTTTCCCCAATCACTATCAGGCTCAGGACTTCCAGATTCAGGTGTTGGAATCATCATTTTCAAACTCTCCCTAAATCACTAATAACCCGTTGGCACGGCAAGAGAATCTATATAGGAGCAGGCTGCAGGGTTTGAGACGAACGTCTGCATGCCTACCACCATGTAGAAGATCTCAGCAGCCGCAACGCCACCACTCGCACCGCGGATTTCGAAAATCTTCCGTCCGTCAGTCGTGTAGAATCCGATGGGGAGAATCTCTCCGCGTCCCCACACCTCGTCTACCACGAAGTCAATGCGCGTCTTGTCCCAATTGTACGACGGCTTGACTCCTGCACCTGCCAACTGCATACCTGCCGACTGCATGTTGTTTCCAAAATACATATTCAGCCCTTCTTCCTTGGCTGTTTTCTGAATAATGGAAACGAGCTGCCCAATTTCCTCATACGCCTGCATCTGACACGGATGGGTCCACGCGGTAGGATTGAAGCTGTTCTCCATTCCTACACGATTCCCAATCTTGTTGATTGCAAGACGAGGGAGAGGAAGTGTCAATCCCGCACTCCCGCCATTGACGCGGTTTGCACGAATCTCTGGAGTTGTGCTACGAGAGAATCCGAGCCACGTTCCTGCAGACGCATTACTGTGATGATACGGAACTCCAAACAATGCAGGAAGACTAGCAGGAGAAGTCAATCCCGCCGTGACAATCTTATCGCCAGTCAACACGCCAGCGATCTGTGGAGTAATGGAAATAGTCTTGTTTTCCACGTCCCACAGAGTAATCGTACCCTCACCACGCTTTGTGGCAAGAGTCGTGTCATAGATCTGGACCGTCTGTCCAAAACGGACAAGACGTGCTCCAAATCCGTCCGTCGTCAGAGTGATGACATTTGCACCACCTGCAGGCGTATCCGTAGTCACAACGCCCAACACGCCGTCACCCGTCTGCATCATCTGACTGTCCAACTGCCTACGCATCTCGTCGAGAGCCGTAGCAGTCAGCCTTCTCACAGAGTTGACGATGGCTTTACGCGCATCATCAGTAGCCCACTGAGTAAGTTTCGTATACTCAATGTTCTCGGACAAGAAAACGCAGTTCAGAACTGCCTTGTCAAACGTCGGCCCACCACCTCTACCCAGATCGCCACCGTCTGGATTGAAGTACTGGAATGAACCACCGGGACGCAGTTCCAGCGGAACGCGCATCTGCCTGTGACTGATCTTCTCTACGTCACGCTTCTTGATGTTGGCGTAGAACTTGTCGTCACGCTCAAAAAGTACGCGTACTTTCGGAATGACTTTTTCAAGTTCTAGAGCCGCTACCTGGGACTCTACAACTGCCATGGTTTCTACCCTCTTTTCAGTCTTTCATCAGGTAATCTAACGTAGTTACGCCCTTTGGAACTTCTTTTCCTGACTTGTATTTTCCACTAGAGGGGGAAGTGGATTTCCCAGGTGTAATTGGGCCTTTTTTCTCGGCCTTTGTTTCCAACAAATCTTCACTATCTTCCGTCCGTCTACCCTTCATCGCGTCAATTCGTGCCTTTTTGATTACGCTAGGCAACAGCGTCTTTGCTTTGCTCAGGTATGCGGACTTTATCCTATCCGTGCTTTCCTTGTCGAAATCCGACTGAAACGCCTTCTCCCACAGCTTGTCCAACAGCGACCTAAAACGCGCGTCCTTCGATATAAGCGTTTCCAGATTCTCAAATGCCTCTTTCGTCGCGTGAGTCTTCACGTAATCAGACATAGACCCTTTGGGATCAATATGTCCGTCTATCGTGGATTTCAGGACGTTATCTGCCTTAGTCTGCAAATCGTCCTTTACACCCTCGAACTTCGTGTAGACTAACTGCTGACGCTGACTCTGTATTTCCTGCTCACGATTCTGTTCTCTTGGGTCTACCTGACGTGCCAACGGTTGATGTGGCTGAAAATTCTGTGACCCAAAGACAAATTGATTCAGGACGTTTGCCGCTGCTTGGAGAGGCGCACCCTGATCCCCAAGAGCGCGTCCCTCACGCACCATCGTGATTATCGTATCTTTTATGACTCCACCAAGTACGTGGTAATAAGCCTGTTGATCAACTTTCCGCAGTGTAGGCAAGTAGTTGTCGGCTATCTTGTTGAAAGCCTCTTGACTCTCCTGCTTCGCCGCGTGTAGAACGATGCTGATATCCCCATTCATTACCTGACGTTCAGTTTGATCAAGAATATTCGCCTTTTCAGCGGCAACCTTAGCGTCTGCAACAGTAGGAAATGTTTCAGTGAACTGCTGTTCTCTGTAATACGCTTTTTCAAGGTATGGAAAGTCCTTGAACAGCTTTGGGTACTTTGCTAGAATCTCTTTCCTACGTACAGGAGTAGTGATTTCTAGTAGGTCTTCTTCCGAGGGAGTAACGAGTTCTTCTTCGATTTCTTTGAGTTCGTCGTCGTCTTCGTCTTCGGTTTTAGCTGACCCTTCTTCCTCATCTTTTTCCCCCGCCTCAGTCTTACCTATTTCTAGTATTTCTGGCGTTTCTTCCGCATTCAATAGCTCGAAAGTTTCTGTTTCTTCGCCCGAGCCACTTCCAGCGTCTTCTGGAGCATACAAGTTATTGAATAGTAGGTTCACTTTGTCCTTCTCCTAATGGTTCTCCAGTACTTTGAGGCGCTGGAGCACCTTGTTGGGGCGGGGCCATCATTCCGCCTTGGGCCATCATCTGCTGTTGTGCCATCTCCATCTGCTTCTGCATATCCATATCTTTATGCATCTTCATGTGGAGTAACACGTTCTCGTATCCCGCTGGATTTTCTAGTTTACACAGGCGTCCCGCATCACTTACCAGCCATCTCCTGTCAATGTCCGCAGCCACCATATGATTATCTACGTCATAGTCCGCCTGAACTGACGGTGTTCTAATTGGAGGAGGTGGTGGCATTCCCATCATAGCTGCCTCCTGTTCCATCATAGGATCTGGAGGTTCTTCTATCGGCTCGCTATTGATGAGCAATTGAATTTCTTCGTATTCCTTCTGTTTGTCGTCACCATCTGGAATAACGAAGTCATTCAGTCCTATAGCCCTTTTCAAATAAGGAATATTCTCTGGTGTCATCAGCATAGCCATAATTGGATCACTATTCATCTTGAATAGCTCCATAATGGAGTCTTTCTGCTGATTCCACGTTATTGGGAGATTCTCGTTAGCCTCTAGTTCGATATTCCCTATCTTCCCCTCAAGTTCTGATCTACGAATGAAGATATTGACGAAGTTTCCAAACTCGTCCTTCTTGACCTGTTTCTCGTCATCCTTCATTTCCTTTATGTACATGGGGATGACTTTTCCGAATATCGTCTTCCACCACATGGTCAACATCTTCCATGTAGTCTGGAGTCTCTGCAACGCCTGCGCGCGTGACATGGAGTATTCTGACGCAGTTCTACTACCCGCCATTTGCCCACCGAATAATGACGGAAGTGCTCCACTAACCAACTGACCCGTCTGTTGGATCTTCTCTGCGAATGGTAACACCTCCGCTGAAAGAGTAGCAGTTTTTACCTCGTAGAATCCCTCTCCCAACGGTTTCCCAGACTTAGGAGTAGCAGGGTATATTCCACCTGGAATTACCTCACTATTACGGTAGGCATTAAAGTTCAGAACTTTGGGGTCTGCAAAAGTCTGTGGAATCCCGTGTTCTACAGTCTGAAGGACGAGAGAAATTAGATCGTTCGTAATATCTTGAACTGACGTTAGCAGAAGCCCAAGAGGATCAAAATGAATGTAATCAGACAGAGGATTGTAGGTAAGAGTCCAACAGTCATCCAAGGCTTCATTTTCTGCATGGGCTACTAGATCATTGACGATGCAGACCTTCACGCCGTCAGGAAACTGCTTTTTCAGCTGTTCCACTTCACCTTCGTCATGAAGTACGTTATAAGCGCAAGGACGAAGCCAACAATTACGTACAGTAACGTTATTAACAGGATGTTCTCCCCTGTATTGGGGGCTGGTTCTTCCCCACTGCTCGTACAAGTCATACGTCGCTCCCCCACGTTGAATTTTATCCTTGAGATGAGGGTACTTCTCAAGTACGTTCGAGAAGTGCGTTTCATACGAGTAGATCAGGTACGAACATTCTTTCTGAGTACGCGCCCAGACGGGTACTTTAACGAACAAACCCCCATAAACTTCCATGCAAATACGAGTCTTTGGGTGCTTAGTGACTCCTACGAGCCGAGTAACCGTGACTGACTGATTCCTCTTGTCGGGGATGACCTGCTGCGCGCACGTAGGGCACATTTCTACGCCCTCGTCAATCGCCATGTTGATCGTTACGTCTTCCTCCCCCGGCATAAACTTGTCTGACTGCGTATCCGTAATATCTTTATCCGCCATCTCCGTTCCACAAAACGGACAGACAGACATTTGGTGCAGTTCAGAACTCTCGTCGTATTTCTTAGTTTCGTACGTTCCGTAGGATTCATCCTCTTTCGGATACGCGTAACACGCGGTCATGCCCTCAGTACAGAAGACGAATAACGCATGAAGCCAGAATAACGGCGCGTCATTGTGCCTGAAGACTAATTCTGCAATCTTATCGCCAGCCTTAGCCGTAATAACGTCTAGGGGATTGTCCGCGTCGTCAGGATAGCAAGTAATAGGAGGAACTGTAACAGACAAAGCAGCAATAATAGACTCAAGGTAAGCTCGAAAGACATTGACCGGCTTGTCGTAATAACCCTGGTCAGAATCTTCTCCACTCCGTTCGGACTCTGGGATACGCCAGTCATGTGCAACCTCACTGTAGTACGTGTGCTGAACATTTTCCCACAGGAGCTTCAGTCTACGCCACTGCCTGATCTGCCGATCGCGCACACCTCTATCTTCCTCGTCGAAATGATCGACAATTTGCTTTAGTAAATTACTCGTGGCGTCATCTATTTCAGGAGTCATTGCACAGCCTGTCTACGCCGACCACCCGAGGGGTAAAATGGAGGCATTCTACTAGTCGTCACGGAGTCATCTTCGTTCGCAGTATTTATGTCGTATCCCTGACGCCAAGGCTGATTACGAATTGCTTCCATACGACCCGCGCCGATACTGTCTGCGAGATTTGGATTATTCTGGTCCGAATTACCCATGACTGGACCGAGCTGACGACGCATCTGCTGATGAAATCTACTCAGTCCTTGACCCCCTCTATCTGTAGCTCCACCCGTCCCCTGATATAAGGAAGTCCTTCCCGGATTAAATCCACCTCTTTCCTCTATATATGGAGGGGTTCCAAATTGTCCTCGTCCACCTTGACCCAAAATTCCACCTAACGCCTCTTGCCACCCTCCACCCTGACCTATTCCACCACCTATACCACCACCTACACCACCCGGCATCCTCTGACCCGGTGCTTGGTTACTTCCACCCATCCCACCAAGTATCCTACTCAACGAATCTTTCCATCCACCACCACCAAGACTACTATTCACACTTCCTACGTCATTACGTAAGAAGTCTGTATTCTTGGGGCCTAATCCTTTAACTAATCCACCTGTAAGTCCGCTGGTAATTCCAGATTTCAGGGCATCTCCCCACGAGCCACCCTGATTGAATTTCGTATCAAGTGCGCCCACACCTGCATTTATGAACTGTCCACCAGGGACAAAGTTCAATGCTGGCGCGGCCATCTTACCGACCTTCAACAATCCTTTACCGAGATTTCCTAGGAAACTCATGTCAACCTCGGACTGGAATGTCAGCGATACCAAGGACGCGCATCAAATACAGAATCACGATGATTGCCACAATTACGTAGATAACAGTCTTAAAGATAGGGGGCATTGGAATGTAAGTCGTGATGAGATATACCAAAAATCCCACAACAGCAAGCGTGAGAATTAGCATAATCATATTCTTTTTCCGTTCTTTTCGCCCCTGTAGTCTTTCGACCCATGTGACAGGAATTTCTGGGCAACCTCTTTCGACGGACCTAACCCACCTTTAGGTTTGGCTCCATGCGCTATTGCCTCAAAGAATCGACGCTGTTTCTCAGACTTTACTGGCATTAGCTACGCCCAATTCCTTTTCTAATTCACTAATTTCTTGTGCCTTAGATTTCATTAAGGCTGCGGCTTTTCTATCCTCAGCCTCAAGCATCTGTTGCCTTACGCGCCAAGGCGTAAACTGTGGCTTAAAAGGACGGAGTTCCTCTTGTGGACTAACAGGTGGTTCGACCTTATCCTTATCCAATAGACGGTTCAGAAGTTCTCTACGTTCTCTATTGCTCTCATCGAGCTGAGAACGAAGAACTTCACACGTATCACATGGCATATCGGATAGGCCGAACCATTTATAACACAGCTGCTTTACGATGCTCATTGGTCAGATACTCAATAACTTTAGAAATACGTTCTATATCTTCGTCTAGGAGACCAATTGCAACATTACATTTATGACATAAAATTCCACGAATTACACCTGTTCCATGATGATGATCTACACTCAGTTTTTCCATGCTGCCACAAATCATGCAACCATTTTGGGCAAGTTTGTCGAATTCTTCTTTAGTTAAACCATATTTAGTCCGTAATACATAAATACGATTAGTTTGGAGTATTTTTTCTTTATTTTGTTCGTAATAACTGCCCTTTCTATCTCTAGCTGCTGCTCGCTCGCACTCTAAACATTCAGCAATAGTACCCAAATGTTTTCCAACTCGTTGTCTATATGCAGCCAAAGGTTTAAATTCATCACAAGTAGTACACTTTCTTTCTATTTGACCTTCAATATTAACACGAGTCTCTGCATATTTAGGCATAATTAGTGTCTGTACCTTCCTACAGGTTTTATAAAATCATCTGATTCCACTTTACGCATATTTCTATAAAAAGCTGTCCAATCATTTGAAGTACTTAGCTGATTTACAAGTGCTTCTTGTGCCTGAATCTTCTTAAATTCCATATTAGCATCGTCAAAGAACCCCTCAGCTGCATCCACAAGGTATCTCAAGCCATCTATTGGGTCGTCACCCTCGAATTCTGCTATGTCTTCAGCAGGCTTGTTTCCCTTCGGTTTATCATAGCTACACGCCTTAATTGCTTCCACTAAAACCGGAGCTGCATCCTTAAAAATCTGCAATTTGGGTAGATTTTTCTCAGGTTCTTGTGGAAGAAATGAATTCATATAGGCTTTGTATTCCGCGAGTCCCCTATTTCTGTGAATCCACATCGCATATTCTTCGTTGTATGTTCCCATTTCCTGTTCATTTATCAGTTTAGGCTGCCACCGTAGGTACTCGTGTATAAGAAGTTTTCCAGCAATGCGTGAACCGGGAGTATTATTAGACAATTCGACTGACTGTCCAAGTTCGTCTTCAATTTGTTGCTGGATTGTGTGTTCCTGTCCTCGTTCTTGTCCTGCGGACTTACAGAATCTAATGAGGCGCGGACTTTCTTTGTCGATGTAGAGTTTGACATGAGGTGCCCACTCTGCAATTTTAGTCTTTACCCAATATTGTTCACGATAGATATATACGCGCTTTGAAGGGCTGATAGCCGCATAACCAATCCATGTCATAGCTGCAAATCCCCAGTCTCCAATGACCATTCTAGGCCACCACTGTGGGATTTCAAATGGCTCCACTACATGTAACGCGTTAGATGGTTCATCTTCAAACTTACGATCCCGAAACTCGTCGAAGACTTGTCCTTGGTAAGCGTCCCAATTACCAAACAGTTTGGCTTTTCGCTCAGCTTCAATAGTAATACCTTGAAGGCTTTGCTTGTACGTGGGATCGATGTGCGAGTTGTCTTCGAGCGTAGAATGGATGTAGATCCTTTTGTTCCCACCCTTGCCGACAATTATTTTCCCGCCTTTAGGGTAAGGTTTAATAAAGCGTTTATAAGTCCAAGTATGACCAATGCCCCCAGGCATACCAGCAGCACGAGTAATACTAGGAAGTCCCGAATCCTTTGGAGCACGATTGCGTTGAAAAGTTATGTAGGTGTATATCCACTCGGTGATGCTAGTCAACTCGTCTGGAGTGTACAGACATATCTGCATAGTGTCGTACTGATGTACGTCATCTTCATTCTCACAATGACCCAAAAAGATCATTGCACCCTCATTAGTTCCACCCGTACCGCCATATTGATCAGTTCTGGGGAAGGTCCAACACATTTCAGTCTTGTTAAGAGTTGCTCCGAACTTCCTATACAGTTCACGGCTTCTCGGAATAATCTCATTGCGCAGCTCTGGATATGTTCTGCGCATGAATACTTGCTTAAATTTAGGATGTTCATGCCATCGATGGACAATTCCATAGAGAAGAAGTACGTCGGACTTTCCGCTACCGGCTCCTCCGCCATAAAAAGCCTCTTTCACCGTCGTAGGAATAGACAGGAAAAGCTCCTGCTTAGGCTCCGGCCTCCACTCATTAGGAAGTGATAGAGCCATAGACTAAGCTACCGCTCCACTACGTCTAAATGCTTCTGCTTCTTCTCTTGGTATCATCTTACCCCAACCATTGTTTACCATTGCTGGTGGTTGATATCCACCCTGTCCACCCCACCTTTGCATCATCTGTTGCAACTTACTCTGTTGTGGACTCATTCCACCCTGCATAGATTGCATCCAAGGCGGAGCTTCTCCACCCTGCATTGCAGGCTTCTGTCCTTGTAGTTCTTGCACAGCTTCAGGATTCTCTTGTGGCATCTGTTGCTGTTGTCCATACATTGGACCCATACTCTGCCCACCCATCTGCCCCATCTTCTGCTGCATAAACTGAGGGAGCATTCCACGCATCTGACCCATCTGTTGGCCGAATCTACCTTGAGGGGCCATTGGGCCTTGCCTCATACCCCCACCAAAAGGAGTATTAGCTTGTGGTTGACCGTATGGATTACCCGGTCTAGGTGATTGTGTTCCACCACCCATCCCAGGATTCTGTCCAAACATTGCGCCCTGTTGTTGCATAGCTGTTCTGGGTGTACCGTTGTATGGAATTTGAGCGGAACTCATTCCACCGCCTCCACCCATACCCATAGCACCGCGCATAGCTTGACCGAAGGGCATAACTACTCCTACTGTCCTCTACGCATTCTGAAAGATTCCCACGGGCCTACGTTACTACGAGCCGTAAAGTCATAGGGCGCACTGTCTTCTATAGGACCGCCACCCTCTGCACAGATAATCTTTCCATTCGCACTCTCCAAGGCAATCTTATCGTCTACCTTGAAGTAATCTGCGAGTATTGCGTAGACTTCCTCTCTAGAGATTCCACTAGAGGGAGGAATTGGTTGTGACCCATTGGCAGGAACTACAGGGGAATATTCGTTACCCGCCACGTAGTACCATGCCCACACGAGTCCACTCTGAACTGACCTGAAATCCTGTTGTGGGTCTGACTTAGCACTGTACGTGCCGGGTGCATCATCCAAGTATTGGATACATCTCGTGTAGTATCCATTCTCGTCTGGTGTGTTAGACGGCAGGAATATCCGACCTTTGGGCGCACCTGAGAACTGTTGCGTAAACGCAAAGAAAGGCATCGACGCGTTGGGTACTACACCAGGCCCGTATCCCGGAGGTAATCCACATCCAGTCATTATGGTTTCCCAGTTATTCGCTGGTGCTCCCAACGACTGACCAATTCCCGCGTAGAACCACGCTTTAGCTTCTTCTTCATTCTGCGGGCAACGACTCATATCGAATGACATATTTTCTCTCAATCTCGCTTCAAGACGACAAGTGCGTTACCTGCGGCCTTGATAAATCCACCCGTAACCGTCGCCTGACCACCCGTCAACGTAACAGCTACGTTAGCAGTAAACGCCTGCGTATTACTCTGCGTAATCGTTGGAGTAGTCGCGTCCGTAAACAGGGTGGCCTTGACCGCCGGGAGCGCATAAGAGACTCCCGCAAGCATTGTGACTGGAGTACCTAGAGGGAGAAGTTCTGTGGGCACTTTACTTTACTCCCTTTGGGTTAGACTGAGGGAGGGGATCGACTGACTTGACTGACGCCTTGGGATATTCTGGAGGGAGCGACTTGACTGGAGCAGACTTAGCAACTAGACCAGATACTCCATCTTGAATCACGAAGGTAGAAGCCTCTGACATTACGCCGTCAGAGTTCAATACAGCTACAGGAATATTCACTGCAACTACAGCAGTAGACATGTCTACCCCTGTAGTCAATTCCGTCGCACTGACGTAAGTCGTGGGTTCTTCTGAGCCATTCCACACAATGAGACTCTCCGAGTTGAATCCCGTTCCGAGAACGTGTAGAGTAAATGACGGATCACCTATTGTGGCAGACCCAGGATTTAGACTCGACACGACGGGTTCCTCGACTGACCCCACAGTCAACACGCGCCAAATGGCTACGTATGCTTTCTCTGCAAAGCGCGAGTCACTACTCGATATGTCTAGGATCTCTTTGATCAAAGACCTCTGTTCCTCAGATACCGCGAGAGGCTCGGAATTCAGGAGTACCGCATTGAACGGATCTGTACGCAATAGGGGCATGATTTACTCCGCTACATTGATAACTTCAAATGTTTTTTCTTCACGGAATTGAGGAGCAAAGATTACGAACTGAGGGGAATTACTGACTGACTCGACTGACTCTTTGGGCGGTTCCAAATTCTTGATGACCACCGTCATATCTTTTGCGATAGACGCCAAGTCTTTGGGATCTGCGTAGTCCAGCTTTTCCTGCGTGATGGCTCCAAGTGCGCCATTCAATGTTTTCTGCGCTCTCTTGACTGCGCGTTCTCTGCTCTTGTTTATGTGCTGGATGATTGACGAGGAGGGATTATTGTAGCTCGTCGTGGATGTAGCGCCTTTGGCATACGCGCTTACTGAGGAAGGACTTACGCCAAATTCTTTTGCAAGGGAGAGAGCAGAGGATCTACCGTTTAGAAGCGCGTCTTCTGCTATGACTTTCCTCAAACTGTCAGGTACGTTTACGTCACCTTCAGACCGCCCACGTTTAGGAATGTCTTCTATCTCAATCTCAGGATGAGACTCTTTTTTCTTTGGAGTTCCAGACAAGGATTCTAACTCTTTCTGAAACTCTATATCGTCTACGATTCCAATAGGCATGGCATCCGCCCTCACTAATGTTTAGATTGTACATATGGCAGAATGTAGTTGGACGGATGCCCCGTCAAGAAAGGATAGCACGGCTGTCAAATTCACCCTGCCGCTAAACCACTGATTTGATTCGACTTCCGTCTATTTTTCGTGTTCGGTTTTACTACACTTTTTCTGATTATGTATATTCTTTATACCTCCTTATATATTTTATGAGACTCTATATTCCTTTGTGAATAAATTGGACGATTGTAATCAAGCCCCCTACCAGGTTGTGAGGAGGCTCACTCCACATGGGTATACCCCCCTACCACGCGTAGGCCCAAGAGTCAAGAAAAAAAAAAGATTGACACAAAGATTTATTTGTGAAGCTCGCTCCCTTATACGTAAGACCCATCGTCCCCGACTACGCGTGGCGACGACGGCTGACGACGGGCCGAAAAAAAGATGGCTCGGCCTGTCGATTGTTGTTGCGGCGGACTCGTCCCGTGATACACTTCTCCTTGTCGGACCCTAGGCCAGCCGAAAGGCATAAGCGCCAGTCAGGAACCCGACCAAAGTTCAGGGTCGAGCGCGCAAGTTGCCTCCCCTCCCAAGCGTGAAAGACGTAAGACCGCAGCGGCGGTTCCCGCTATGACCTGAGACTAGACGTTATGAAACAAGAGACAGGCAAGTCCACCGCGAACACGGCATTCGGCAAAAAGCTCGAATCGCCGCTGACCTACTCCTACGCCTACAGCACGTATGAGTCCACCGATGAACTCGTCGCGGCCAAGGACGAAATGACGCTGGACGAGCAGATGAAATCGCGTAACAGCGACCGTGCCAACAATGCTCGTCAAAAGGCATACGCCGCCGCGTTGGATGCTGCTGGAATCGTGAAGCCCACCGCTGAGAATGACCCTCAGATTGGACTGCGCGATATGTTCAAGACCCTCCAGACGGCGAAGCTCCCCGATGGTAGCCGCCGCTACACTGACGAGCAGGCGAAAGAAATCGCCTCGACAAACCTCGGCGTCGAATGGGCTGAGTAGTTCTACTGGCCCGGAGGTTGTCTACTTCCGGGCCATCCCTCAAACATCCATGAGTAAATGTCCGAAAGGCCATCCACTCACCCGCACAATAGCTGGCAAGCTCTACTGCGTTACATGTAAGATTTCAGACCGCCATCCACGTTTGAAAGAACGCCCACGGACGCGAACCAAACGTTAGACCCAAGGCCCGGAGGACAGCCACTCCGGGCTTTCGCATGTCTACCCCACCACTCGACCGCTCCCCCTCCCCGCTCCCCCTCCCGACACGCGAGCTGGCCTCCCCTGTGCGCTCCCTGTGCATAACTCGACCGTCCACGCGATACGCGTGCTACACGTCCTGTGCGCTCGTCCTGTGCAGGTAAGACCCTATGAGAGTTCGCTGGCGCGGCCCACGCGTGTCCTGTGCGCCCACACGCATAATAGGGGAGAG